GTAACTGAGTTTATTGATAAAACTCTTATTCCAAAATTAAAAACTTTTTATGATGCCTTCTTTGGACCAGAAGGTGGATTATTTAAGGGAATAATGACGTTGTTTGGTGATGAGTCTGGTATTGGTGCGATTGTCGCTGGAATAGCTGTTGTTACAGCATTAATGGGTGTTGCAGCATTAAAGGCGTTATTCTCTCCATTGACGTTAGGTCTAGGTCTTCTATTTAAGGGAATTAGAGGTTTAGGGAGAATGATTCCAAAAGTTCCTGGCGGCCCCGGTGCTGGTCCTGCCGGTGCTGGTCCTGCCGGAGGTGGTCCTGCCGGTAGTAAACCTGGCCGAACAAGACGCCCGCGCGGTCGATTTGGTGCTTTGCTTAACATTGGTAAAATTCTTGCGAGTAAAGCTAAGAAGTTGGTTACATCGGGTGGTGCTAAAACAGTAGCAAAAGTTGCAGGAACTGCCGCTGTTGCTGGAGCTGCGCTAGCTACAACCCGGGCCCCAAAACCACCAGCAGCTATAAAACCACCAGCACCACCAGCAGCTATAAAACCACCAGCACCACCAGCAGCTATAAAACCACCAGCACCACCAGCAGCTATAAAACCACCAGCAGCAAGCGGGGGTGGGGTGACAGACAAACTCAAACATCTATCAAAGTTTCCTTTGTTAAAGAAGGCTGCGACCAAAATTCCAATCCTTGGCCCCCTACTCTCTGGTGCATTTGCAGTTCAGTTGTTGATGAGTGATGCCCCAAAAGAAGAAAAGATTAAAGGAATTGGTGGACTTTTAGGTGGAGCATTAGGTGCAGTTGGTTTAGCAAAAATAGGTGGACTTATTGGACTTGCATTTGGTGGGATTGGTGCGCCTATTGGTGCCGCTATCGGTGGACTAGCAGGTTGGTTTGGTGGAGAATGGGCAGGGAAAAAACTTGCAGGATTTTTAATGGGTGACATGGTAGAAGATGAAAAACCAAAGGTGCCAGCTGGATCATCTGAAGGTAAGAAATTTAATACTGAACCGGCGAGGAAGCAGGTGGCGGCAGCTAAAGCTAAAAAAGATGAAACTTCTATGTATCTGGAATTTATGAGAAGTCAACAAGTGGTAACGGGGGAAACCGCCGACGGCATTGAACTCAAGGGGTTCACCGGGCCAGATGCCGCCGAGAATCAAGCACAATTTGAAGCTGCGCTGAAGGCTGATAAACAGGCGGGGATACAAGAAAAGAAAGCAAAATCCCAATTTTCTTATGTTGTTTCTAAGGGAAAAATTAAGAATATCTCTGGTTTAACTGGTGATAAGTTTGACCAAGAAGAATTGGGCGCCAAACTAAGGTTTTTGGTTGGTGAGGGTGTTATGGATGACAAATACGTCGCAGAACAATTCAATGGCGGAAAGACATCTTTTGCATTTATCGCCGAAGTTAACAAGACGTATGATGATCTTCTAACTCAAAAATCTAAAGTTACGCCTCCACCAAAGAAGGCGAATACGGCATCGGGTGCGGGTGATGTTGGAACTGGTATACCTATGAGTATGCCAGGAGACGCTGCACCGACACCAGCTGCAGCACTAGTGGATTCGAAGGGTAAAAAACTCAGTAAAGGAATGCAAAAGCAGTTTGCGGGGTTGCCCAAATCGATGAGGACTCAAGAGTTCGCAAACTTTATCCCAACTCCCATAGTAGACAAATATAGCTTAAATAGAAAAAGCTTGAAGACCGCCAAAAGAGAGTATGAAACAGCGATTAAAAGAGGCGACGTTGTTGATCCAAGGTCAAAAGAACAACTGGCCGCGTTGAAAGAGGGTCAACAACTTGCCAGAAGCAATATGCCTGGTGGTGGAACACCGAAGAAGGCAAACATTGCTCAAAATAAAGTTGGACCCCAGACTGCTGATCTTAAAGCAGCAATCGCAAAGAAATTGGCGATGTCGGGTGACACATCAACAGCAGCTGCGGCAACGCAACAGGGTGGTGGAAATACGCAAATTACTAATGTTACGAAAAAAGACGGAGATGTTACTCACATGCCTAAGAGTGATATTCGTAATAACAAATTTGCAGCTTTGAACAGGTCCGCTTACACAGCAGGAGCAATATAAAAAAAGGGGGAACCGAAGTTCCCCCTTTCTCTTACTCGTTTGCCAACTTTTCAAAGTAGGACATTGTGTCCCCATCATCATCAGTATCAACAGTAGGCGCTGGAGTAGGTTTTGTATCTACTTTAGGTTCTGCCTTTGGTGCATCTTCCATCACCGCAGCTGCGTTACCTACCGTAGTAGTCCCTGCAAGAACCATATCCATACGCTTCTTGAGTTCGTCATAGGACTTGAAGTTAGAAGCAGAAGTAAACTCTGACAGAGGATACTGCGTCTTCCATGTTTCCTCAAGCTTATCGTCATCATCAAACAAAGCAGACGGTGCTTCAAACTCAGACTTGTCATAGTTCCAGTAACCATCAACCTTACGAAGCTTCAACTTGAAGTTCGCACCTTCCCAGAAATCGAAGGGATTGACAGGACTTTCATCTTGGAATGCAGGCTGCATTGCTTCCATGCACTTGTCAAAGATTTTCTTACCGAAACGATAAAGCATAACCTTACCCTCATTCTGAGGATTCGCAGGGTCTTGCACAACATAGATGTTGGCAAAGTACTGCAACTTACGCTTCTGACGCCGGGCAATCTCCTTGTCCGACTCAACGCCTGAGTTCCAATATGCAGAGTTCATCTCTGATACGGGATCGTTCTGACCAAGAGTGGTGAGAGAGTTCTCAATATACCACTGACCAGTTGGACCTTGGAACGCATGGTTCCAGACTTTTGCCCAAGGCATATCCTCACCCTCTACTGCGGGTAGGAAACGAATGACAGCATAACCGTTGCCGGTCTTATCCATCGTAGGCTTCCAGAGGCGATCATCCTGATAGGACTTCTTCTCTTGGGGAGCGTTTTCTGCTTGTACTGCACCGAGCAGTTTGTCCAAAGAATTGGACTTCTTGAGTGTACTTAACGACATATGTATTCTCCTTATGTAAATATATGTTTCGTATGTTTAGATATTAACTTTATCACAAAATTCTGCTTTTGTCAAGTACCTTAGATTATTTTCTTGAATAAATTCCTCTTTGGCATCTACCCAAGAAAACTGAACATCCTTGAACACTCTAAAAACAGTTTGCATTTGGTTCTGCCAGTTCACTGGATTAAAACCTCTTGCATCACTGGGCAGATAATTATCTGTCCCTTTATATATGTTGTTTAACGGTTCATCATATGATGATAGGTCAAACCCCAATATATAAATCTCTGTTGCACCCTTCTGACATGCAAGGTGCATAGCGGTATTACCCGCTGACCATCCAATAGGAAGGTCAATCGTATTTATGTTGTCATCCTCATAGATATATGTAATCCAAAGTCCAACATCCTTCTCCAGCTTCATCTGAAGGTCTTTCATATCAAGGTGGGGAAACTGTTGGATTGCAGCTTCAATCCTTTCACTGAGTCCCACAGGGTCTTTACCTGATATCACACAACGGTCTGTAATGCCTGTTGTCTTATGAATGAATGCCTCTGGAATGTCATACCCCATAAGCATCATGTCTGCTACATCAGCAGGAAGGACTGACCAGTTTGCAAACCAGCACTGGATATCTCGCCAGTTGTTTGACTCGTAAATCTCCTGCTGCATACCATAGTCAACTGCAACAAGGTTATCCACCATCACATCACGCCAGATTGCATTGCAACCCCATGTGATAGCATCAACCTCATATTGTTTGTCACCAAACCACTTGCGTGACTCACCATTTCCGATTACAAGATGTTTAGACATTACTGATATCCGTCATGAGGGGGAAAATCTTTGCAATCTCACGGGCACATGCAATCGCAATATCCTGATGTTCCTTCTGTGTACCATTCGCACTTCGTAGGTCAATGTAGTGTACCCATGAGCGTAGTGTACCGTTCATGTATAGTCGGGACACTGTGTTGCCCTCTGGAAGAACTGCACGAGCCTGTTCCTTGGCAATACCATTATAAATGGCCCACTCATAGACCTTTTTAGCTTGTCGGATAATCTCCGTCTGTCTCATTCGAAAATCTTCATTCAGTCGGCGGTTGTCCTCACTCAGATCGATACTGTTCTGCCTGTTCTTAGGGTCTTGCAAACGTGCATCCCTAGTCTCAAATGACAAATCCTTGGTAGGGTCTGCATACCGCTGGCTGAACTCTTGAAACGAGAACGAACGGTGTCGTAAAATCTGACGAGCAATGTCCCTCGTTGTCTCAATCTCCAAACATGCACTAACCATCTCTAGGGGTGACCAGTGTTGATGCTTGATGAGATACTTGATAAGTTTCTCACTGGTATCTTTGTTGTTCTGGTTGCCGGGATTGGATACCCTCGCACAATATGCGATGAGTTCCTGTGCGTCATCTACACCAATAATGTTATCTGGTGTAGAATGTGATGTCATTCTTACTTTCATAATATCTCCAAAATGGTGCCGCTGAGAAGATTCGAACTCCTGACCCATTGATTACAAATCAATTGCTCTACCAACTGAGCTACAGCGGCACATCATCTACTTGGTTGGGGCAAACCTACGTTGTGGTTTATAACCCTTTGGCCAAGTGGGTTGACGATTAGCAAGTGTCTTAACTCGCTCCGACAGTTCGTCGTTTTTAACCGACATCTCAGCGTTGAC